CGGCAGTTGGAGGGCGAAATCAATCTCTCGCTGATAGATCAGTATTACACCGAGCCCAAGGTATTCCGTATCACTGGCGAGCGATCCAGGCATGACTTCGTGGAGATCAACGAGCAAGACCCGTTGACCGGCGAGATCGTGAACCCGATCACGGCGATGAAAGCCACGTTCGTCATTGACGAGCAGGACTTCCGCGAATCGCTGATGCAGGCGATGTTCGAGCAGTTGATGGACATGACCGGCAAGATTGCCGCTGTCGATCCGCAGTTCGCTCGCAACGTACTCGACCTCGTGATGGAGTACGCGCAGGTGCCGGGCGCGTCGGCGCTGGTCAAGCGGATTCGCGCGCTCACGGGCCAGGTGGACCCGGACGAGGAAGACTCGCCCGAGCATGTGCAGAAGAAGCAGGCTCAGGAACAAGCGCAGCAAGCGGTCACGCAAAAGCAGATCGAGGCGGCCGACGCGAAAACTGCCGAAACGATCGCAAGCGGTAAGCTCAAGGCTGCGCAGGCCGAGAAGGCGCAGGCCGAGATCGGCAAGATCGACGCGGACAGGATCACGCGGCTGCTCGAAGGCATCTACGCGGCGATGCAGTCGGGCCAGTTGGTCGCGGCGAACCCCGGCGTTGCGCCGGTTGGCGACGAACTGCTCAAGTCGGCGGGGTTCTCGGATCAGAACGGCCAGCCGACGCCTATGCCTGAACAACAGGCAATGCCAGCGCCGCCGGCCGATCCGATGCCGCCGCCCGCGAACCATCAGACCGGCATGATGGCCGGCAGTGAAATCCCCGGACAGGATGGAGTGGCATGAAAGCCAAGATCATGGAACAGAGCGCATCCGACATGAAGAAGATGCGAGCAGAGGAAGCCAAGTGGCGGGCCGAGGACGATCTTCGGACGCTGATGGCGGCCAAGGAGATTCAGAAGGACAAGGCCCGCATGGCGGCGGTACGCAAGGTGGCGCGCGAAAAGCTCGCCACGCTCAAGGCGTTCGACGCCTGAACCGACTTCAACCCCCCTTGAAGGAGCAGTGAAATGGCAGCATCCGATCTACTGACCGAAGACGAACTCGAAGCGGCGAAGTTGGCCGACATGGACGACGACGAGCGCGACGACCTGGAAGACCTGGCCGGCGAAGACGACGAGGACCAGGAGCCCGAGGCCAAGGCCGACGATGGCGATGATGGCGACGGGTCGGACGACGACAGGCGCGAGCATGAATCGACGTTCGCGCCGAGTTTCACTGCTGGCGATCCGGGTTCGTTCGATGAGAAGTTGAAGGACATCAGGACGCAGCGTGCCGACCTGACGAAGAAATGGCGCAACGGCGAGATCGACGACGACGAGTACGACTCGAAGATCGGCGAACTGGAAGACAGCAAGGACGCGCTGATCGAGCAGCGCGCGGCGGCCCGGACAGCGGCGACCATCACCGCTCAGACGGCGCAGCAAGCGTTCGCGCGTGACAAGTCTAATTTCCTTCGGACGATGGAGCGATACGAGGGCGTTGCGTACACGAAACACCCGATCCTCGCCAACACGTTCGAGCAGGAATTGCAGGCGGCCGCGCAACGTGCGATCGCAGAGAAGCGCGACCCGAGCGCCACGGAACTGTTCGAGGAAGCGCACGCCAAGACGATCGAGCAGTTGGCGTCGCTCGGCGTGACGGTCGGCAAGAAGGGCAAGGCCGAGCCCAAGGCAGAGCCCAAGGCGGAGAAGGCCGAGAAGGAACCGCGCCAGGTGCCACGCACGCTCGGCGGGCTTCCGACTGCCGCGCCGTCTGGCGGGATCGGTGACGATCTCGTTGCGCAAGTTGCGGAGCTGGACGGTGAAGAACTCGAATTGTTCATCGCCAAGCTCCCGGCCGAGAAGCGCCGGATGCTCGATTCGGTCGGCTGATGAGCAAGGGACTGTCCCTCGATTTGCGGGTTGGCGAGCGATTGCTGCTTGACAGCGGAAGAATCGCTATCACGCTTGAGCAAAAGAATGGGCAGAGGGTTAGAATCAGGGTCGAGGCGGGTCCGTCTGTCAAGATAGGCTCGCCCCAACCGATCGCCACGCCAATGAAGGCTGGCGCAAGGTAGCGGGAATCCCCGCATTTTCTCAACGGCGCGCAGGAGTGCGTCATGAATCAATCGAAGGAGATTGAGTCATGGCAAAAACGCAAATCCTGCCGACCGACGCTGGCGCGGTCAAGGCATTCTCGGCCTCCGTGGCCGTGGATGTCGCCAAGAAGTCGTACTTCAACAGCAAGCTCGCTGGTTCCGAAGCGCAGAAGCTCCCGATCGTCATGAAAACCGATCTGGAAGCTGGCGCGGGTGACGAAGTGACCTGCTACCTCGTGGCGAAGCTGCGGGGCCAGCCCATCCAGGGCTCGGAGAAACTGGAAGGCCGCGAAATGCGGCTCCAGCACTACACCGACAAGCTGCGCGTGGACAAGTTCCGCAACGGCGTGAACGTCGGTGACGTGATGACGCAAAAGCGCGTCAAGTTCTCGCTGCGCCAGCAGGCGCGCGATCGCCTGTCGGACTACATCGCGGAACTCGAAGACGAGATGACCATGATGTACGCGGCTGGTGCGCGCGGCCACGGCTCTGAGATTCAACACTTCCCGGTCGGTTGGACCGCGTTCCCGAACTCGTTCGAGACACCGGACGACAATCACTACCTGCTCGCTGGCGACGCGGCGACCTACAATGTGCTGTCCGGCGATCCGATCACGATGGCGACCATCGACAAGGCCGTGGCGAAGGCCAAGCGGTTCACTGGCGTCGAGACGAACGGCTCGAAGATGCAGAAGGTGAGCATCGAGGGCGGCCAGCATTACGTCCTGGTCACGGGCGTCGAGGGCATGTACGACCTTCGCCGCGAGGCGGGCGACCAGGGTTGGCTGGCGATTCAGAAGGCGGCTGCTGCTGCCGAGGGCCGCAAGAATCCGATCTTCGACGGTTCGGCCGGCATGTACAACGGCGTGATCCTGCACGAGCATGAGGGCGTGGTGAAGTTCACCGATGCCGGCGCGGGCGGCACGACCCCGGCGATGCGCTCGCTGTTCATGGGTGCGCACGCGGTGGCGAAAGCCTACGGCTTCAAGGGCAACGGTGGCGTTCGCTACCAACTCTCCGAGTCGGGCCTGGACCACGACGAGGAAGCCGTCATTCACTTCCGCACGATCCTTGGCATCAAGAAGACCCGGTACAACAGTCAGGACTTCGGCCTGATTGCGATCGACCACACCTACACCGCGATCGCCTGATCGGCAGACCTGAAAGGAGAGTGAAATGGCTGCAAAACTCTTGCGCACCAAGCGCATTGCGCAGGGCCACCCGGCGATCACGGCCGCAGGCGCCCAGGATCTCGTTGCCGTCACGGAAACCTACACCGTGGCGGCGGCGCTCGAGCTCAACGACGTGATCGAAATGATGGAGCTTCCGCCCGGTCATGTCCCGGTCGACTGCATCCTCGATGTCACCGACCTCGATACCGGCGCGCCGACGCTCACGCTCGACGTGGGCACGATGGCTGGCACGGTGGGTGACACGACGCTCGCCAATCGCACGCTGACCGCCAACATGATCGCGGCGTCGACCGCCGGCCAGGCTGGCGGCGTGGCGCGCATGGCGGTGGCAGGGGGCACGCGAATCGCGCCGTCCGATAGCCGTCGGTCTATCGGCGTCAAGGTTTCGGCGGCGCCGGCCACCGGCGCGACGAGCGGCTCGATCACGCTGACCGTGTTCTATCGGCCGGCGATCAACGGCGCGTAAGCGGTGAAACAGGGCGGCCCTTCGGGGCCGTCCTCATACTTGGAGGCATCCCCCCGTGCTGATCGAGTGCTTGATTTATCGCAACCGTCCCGCGCCTGTGCCGTGGGAAGGGCGCGAGTACGTTTTCCTGCCCAACGACGAAGGCCGGTGCGTCTGCGAAGTGGACGACCAGGAGTTGATCGAGCGGCTGTTGAAGTCGCCGCACTACGTCGTGGCGGAAGATGCCGCGCCGCCGCCGAGGGTTCTCGCGGCAAAGCCCGAGCCCGAGAAGTTCGTCCTTCCGGTGGGCGCTCCGGTGAACATCGACCAGATGACGCGCGAACAGTTGTTCGAGTACGCGCGCAATCTCGGGCTTCGATCGCCGCACCCGAAGATTTCGGACGACAAGCTGCGGATGAACCTCAAGCTCGCGCTGGAATCCCGTCTCGAAGCGGACGCGGAGGAAGACGAGGGCGAAGACGAGGATGAGGCCGAAGAATGACGATGCAGGCGATCCTCGACCGCGCCCGGCTGCCGCTCAATGACGCGGCAAAGGTGCGGTATACGGACGCCGATCTTCTGGCCTACGCACAGGAAGGGGTGCGGCTGATTCGTCGGCTGCGCCCTGACGCCTTCATTTCCTCGCTCTCGACCGACCCTGCCGATGGGCTGACGGTCGCCTCTGCGGTGCCGGTGTCCTACGTTCACTACCAGGCGCTCTCCGACTATGTGAGCGCGCGGGCGCAGGATCGTGACGACGAGTTGACCGGCGAGAAAGCCGCGCAGTGGTTGACGCTTGCGGTCGGAGGGCTGTCGTGAACACGGTTCTATGGGCCGAAGCGCAATCCCTGATCCTGCCGGACCTCAAGGACTGCCCTTGGGAAATGGCCGAATCGAGGCTGATTCTTGCGGCGCGGGAGTTCTTCTCGCGCTCGCAGGCGTGGCGCGGCAAGCTCGATGCGATCACGTCGATTGCCGGCGTGGCCGACTACCCCGAGATTGTCGAACAGCAGCACGTTGAAATTGTCCGGGTGCTGTCGGCCTACTACGGCGACACGCCGATCGAACCGCTGGTCGCAACGGACTTCTTCGAGGAACAGCGCGAAGACCCCGGCACCGAGGCCCGTCCGTCGTTCATGACGGTGGAGGGCGACGTGCTGTACCTGCACCGGGCTCCCCTGGAATCGGGGGTCGTCATCCATGTGGAGGCGACCTACAAGCCGGCACTCTCAGCAACGGGGCTGCCGCAAGACCTATGGGGCCAGTACATCGAGCATATCGCGGAAGGGGCCAAGGCGCGGCTGTACGCCAGCCAGGCCAAGCCGTACTCGGACCTGAACCTGGCGGCGGCGGCGCGATCGGTGTTCAACCGTGAAATCTCGAAGGCATACATGCGGGCATCCAAGGGGATGACGCGCGGACGGCGAAGGGTTCAAGGGTACTTCTACTGATGCTGCTCCGAATCCCGACGTTCAACGGCATCGCGCCGCGCACGTCACCGAGGCTGCTCGGAGACACGTTCGGGACGATCGCTGAGAACACGAAGCTCTGGAACGGGTCGGTTCGCCCGTGGCGGCAGGCCGTCAAGGTTGCGGACATCCCGCGCGTTGGCGTCAAGCAGACGATTTACAGGTTCGGTCAGGACTACGCCGACGACGCGGACTATTGGTTCCACTGGCTGTCTGACGTGGACGTGGTGCGGTCGCCGATCGCGGGCAACGAGCGAACCTACTTCTCGGGCGACGGTGCGCCGAAAGCCACCGACAGCGTTCTGGCGCTAACCGGGGGGGGTGCGTACCCGAATGCTGCCTATGACCTGGGTGTTCCGTCGCCCACCCTGGCAGTCACGGCGACGGTGAGCGGCACGCCGGCAGAGGGTGAAACCGTCACCAGCCGATTCTACGTCTACACGTTCGTCAATTCGTGGGGCGAGGAAGGGTCGGTGTCGCCAGTCTCCGATCAAGTTGATGCGACGGACTCGCAAACGATCACGCTGACCGGCTTCGAGGTTCCGACCGGCGCGCAGTCGTACACGGCAAAGCGCATCTACGAAACAGCCGGGGTGGGCGAGTCGGCCGCGTTCTACTACAAGGCAGAGATCGCGGCAGGCGACACGAGTACGTCGTTCCTTGGCGCAACCAACGCGGTGCCGAATCCAGAGGGCGCAATGGCGGTCGGATCGCCGCTTGCGACGAACAACTGGACGCCGCCGCCCGCCGACCTGATCGGGCTGACCATGATGGCCGGGCAGATTGCCGTTGGGATTTCCGGCAACGCGGTGCGAATGGCCGAGCCTGGCTATCCGTATGCGTGGCCGAGCCGGTACGAGTTCAAGTTCGAGTACGACCCGGTAGCGGTGGCCTGCTACGGCAATACGGTCGTGGTCGGAACGAAGGGCACCCCGTACCTGATCCAAGGCTACGAGCCCGGCACGATGCAGCAGACGAAGCTCGAACAGGAGTTCGCGTGCGTCTCGAAGCGGTCGATGGTGTCTATCGGCGGCGGGGTGGCGTATGCCTCGCCGGACGGGATGATCGTCTGCGATGCCAATGGCGCGGTGAACGTGACGCAGGCGTTTCTCGATCGTGACCAGTGGCAGGCATACAAGCCGGAGTCGATGCACGCCTACTGGTGGGATAGCCGGCTGGTGGTGTTCTACGACACGGGATCGGAGCAGGGCGGGCTGGTGTTCGAGCCCGGCAAGGAACCCACGACGCTCGACTTCCACTCGACGGGCTGCTACGTCGATCCGATTCGGGATGCGCTGTACTGCATCGTTGGCAACGAAGTGCATCGCTTCGATGCGACCGGGGCGATGACGATGGTATGGCGCTCCAAGGTGTTCCAGGCGGGTCGGCCGTGCTGCTTCGGCGCGGCGCAGGTGAAGGCGGCCGGAACGGTCACTGCGCGATTCTATGCCGACAACGTGTTGCGGCACACGCAGACGGTGACGGACGAAAACCCGTTTCGGCTGCCGGCCGGGTTCCTGGCGAACGAATGGCAGTTCGAGCTTGAAGGTACTGCGGAAGTGTTCTCGCTCGCCGTCGCGGAGACGATGCGCGAGTTGAAGGGTGCGTAATGGCGCTGCTTCCGTCGCTGGCAACCACGGTCCGTAACCTGGGCCTTCCCGATCGTGCGGTGCGCGCGATCGAGGAATTGCAGTCCTACCTTCGGATTCGCAGCACGGGGCTTGATGCCTACGTCTCGCAGCGCGACCTGATCGAATGGGGATTCGCCACGCAGCAGAGCGGGCCGGCGGTGCCGACCTCCGGTGGCGGACTCACGCCAGTATTCGATCCGGGCGATGTCACCGAGGAAGTTCCTGACCTGTCGACTCCGACCACGCCGACCGGCCTGACGGCAACGGGCGGATATGCGACGGTGTTCCTGTCGTGGGATGTGGTCATCGACAGCCGGATTGGCTTCTTCGAGGTCTGGCGCGCGTCGGTGGACAACATCGGCTCGGCGGTAAAGATCGGGCAGACGACATCGTTTCAGTACGTGGACAACGTACAGACGAGCGTGACCTACTTCTATTGGGTGCGCTCGGTCAACAAGTGGGATGTTGGCATCGTGAGCCCGTTCAACGCGGTGAGCGGTACGAGCGCATCGACGGCCCCGAACGTGCCGTACCTGATCGGGCTGCTGACCGGGCAGCTTACCGAGTCTGAGCTTTCGACGGACCTGAATAGCCGCATCGACACGATCGGGACGATTCAGGAGCAGATGCTTACCCTGTCCGCCGGGATTGGGGAGCAGTTTGACTCGTTCCGAATCTGGTACTTCGACACGGGCATTGAATCGTGGGGGGGCAATGGCACGCCGACAGCATCAGGTGGCTTCATTCGTCCGGCGAATCACGGGTCGGATGCCTACATCACGTCACCGAGCGGTCTTGCAGCGCCGGGCGATACCTACCCGCAAGTCAAGTTCCGCCTGAAACGCACCGGGGCTCCGACCTGGGAGGGCTACGTCTGGTGGCGCGCAGCCTCGACCGATCCGTGGTCGCTCGACAGACGGTTCTCGTTCACCGAGCCGACCTTCGATGGCGACGGCATGGCGGTGGATACGGTCACGATCCCGTGGACGGGAACGATCGACAGCATCAGGATCGACCTGACTTCGGCATCGAGCGATACGGACAACATCGCATTCGACTGGATTGCGATTGGCCGGGCGGCTCCGGGCGCATCGGTGCTTTCGGTGCAGCAGGAGGCGGCGGCCAGGGTCGCGGAAACTGGCGCGCTCTTTGGAAAGTACACGGTCAAGATCGACTCGAACGGCTACGTCACTGGCTACGGACTCGCACTGACCGACAACGACGGCACGCCGACTTCGGAATTCGCGGTCGTCGCTGACAAGTTCTCGATCGCGCCGGTGGCGACTTCTCCGAGCGCCGCGGACGGAAGCCCGTTCTTCCACCTGACCGTCCCGGCGACGATCGGCGGGGTGACGGTGCCGGCCGGCACCTACATGAAGGCGGCGTACATCCACGACGCATCTATCACGAACGCGAAAATCGGCAATCTGGCGGTGGACAACGCCAAGATCGCGGATGTGAGCGCCGGGAAGCTGCTTGCAGGAACGCTCGCGGTCGGCCAGTGGATCGCATCGCAAGGCTACTCGGCTGGAACGTCGGGATGGCGGATCAACGCTGACGGCGGCGCGGAGTTTTCGACGGCGACGGTTCGTGGAACGATCTACGCGAGCCTGGGGGCGATCGGCGGTATTGCGATCGGGTCGAACTACATCCAGAGCAACTACACCCCCGGCTCGACCGGATTCAGGATCAACTCTGACGGGACGGCCGAGTTCAACAATCTCACTGCGCGTGGCAAC